ATTGCCTGTAATCGCTGTATTTCCATTTGCAATTGTCGCGCCATTACATTTTAAATATCCTTTTGGGGGTGTGCTTCCTGCGTAATAACTAACAGTCCCAACAGGAACAAAAGCACTTACCCATCTAGTCCCGTCATAAATCTCTTGCTGCGCTATCGTTGAGTTATATCGACTGTCCCCTGTCGCTGCTGAGCTAGGTCGTTGTGCTGTTGTCCCAACTGGAATTTTTATTCGACTTGTAGAGTTACAAACAATATCACCTGCACTTGTAACCGTTCCAGTTAAGGCTGCATTATTAGCCGTTGCATGGCCCATGTTCTGAGTAAAACTTGCACCCAAATCAACCCATGACGAACCATCGTAAATCATGATTTTGTCATTGGTGTCATCAATATAAATTTTTCCTTTGACGGCGGTCGTGGGTGCAGATGTCCCTATGTTTGTCGTCTGAATGTCTGAAAGAATATTATTAATTTCTGTTCTAAATTGGCTGCCCGTTTGATCAGCTAATGAATAATCAGTCGTGTTTGTCATTTAAGTAATCTCCTTACCAAATCCTGAAGCCGCCCAAACAAAAGAACGAGCGACCGAACTTGAATTGTTTATGAACCTAATTGTAAAGCCTTCTCTAGAAATGTTAGTTAATTGATAATAATCGCCACTAGCTGCGTCAACCGTTCCGCTTGCATTAGGTGTTTGCGTGACAATTACATTAGGAGTTGATTTAAAATGATGTGCAAACGAAACAGGATAAGCACTAGAACCAGTAGTAATAGGAATAGAAATTGATTCAATACGTGATTGAAGCTCTAATATTGCTCCTAATTCTGTCACGCTTATATTTTGTGACGTGTCATTTGTCGTTAATTTAGCTTTAAATTGAAAGACTCTACCCCTTAACAAGACATTAGAAAACTCCCGCCAAGTGCCCCAATTACTATTGTCATTTGATGCCCTTACATAGACAACGCAATTAGTCTTATTATTTCCTGCACTGCCATCATTATCAATACTTCCCCAAGTGTCGATTGTTCCGGTCCTTGCATCCCATAAATTCGCATTTTCATAGGCTTGAGCTTTTAGAGTTTTTCTAATGTTGACATCGTAAATTTCGGTTAAATCGACAGAAGTATTAAAAGCATATTCACCGCTAGAAGTAACAAGCCCGCTTGACTCTGTAAGCCTTAAAGAATCCTTTGATGAATCATAAATAGTATTAGTTGTATTCCCACTAAAGTTAGGCGTGTGTTCGTCAATTGTTTGAATAACTATTCTTTCTGAAGGTTCTGGTAAGTCAATTGTGACTCGCGTTGGATTCCAATCAGAATCACTTGAGCCAGGTAAGGCTGACTCATTTCCCAAATCATCTTTGAATTTTAAAAGATAAGAACCAGTCAATAAAGGAACTTGTTTTTGAGTTTGGTTTCCACTAGCTGCTGAAACTATTTCCGTCGCATCAACCCATTTTGCCCCCGTAGTCAAAGGGCTATGTCTTATCAATACTTGACCGCCAAGTAAAACATCTTTTTCATTTGATCTTGTCCATTGAAGGATCGCGCTACTTTCATCAACTGGCAATAAAGAAACCCCTGTAACTTGACCGGGTGTTTCAGTTTTTCCTTTTGCATTGAAACCTGATGAATTAGGCGTTGCAAAAAGCCGACTCTTTAAGCCGTATGAATTGACGTTATAAACTTCTATGAAATATTTGCCTGCGACAGTATCAAGAATTTCAAAAGTTTTTGTACCTTCAACAGTTCTTGTTTGCCAATTGTCGTTTTCATATCTCCAGCGAATAAATTGTTTATCAAATGTTGTTGTCCAAGTTAAAATAATTTTTACGCGAGCAATTCCAGTGTCCTCATAAATTGTCTCTAATGCCGTAACTCCTGTAGGAGCTGGCGGCACTTCATTTAAGTTAGTAATATCTCTTGTCGTTAATGCAATATTACTTTCAATATGGTCAAACTTGCCTGAATTAAATTCAACACAAGTGAACGCATAATTTGTATCTTCTTGTTCCTCTATTGCAACGACTCTCCATTGTGAATTTTGTATTGCATCACTTCCAACCGTTGTTTCATAAGTCCAGACAGAATTAGCGTTAGGAGCTGACGAAAACGCACTAGAAACTGTAATTACATTTGATGAGATTCCACTAACTGCTTTTATCTCAACAGAACCATCTGAAAGGATGACAGAAAGAAAAGGTGATTCAGTGGCGTCATAAATTATTCCTGAAATATTATCAACCGTAATTTCTTGATTTGTCGCTGATGTAATACACCCTGAACGTCTAGATCCACTTTTCATTTGATCAGCTATTTCTATAACATCGCCAGGTCTGACTAATAAAGATTCGATAGAAGAAACAAAAGTTACGGTAGACTTTTCTACGTTCCCCATGTAATTCATCCACTTACCAAGTCTGTTAGCTTGACCTCTTGATGTGGTCGCGAAAGCGTTGATGTTTTTAACGATATGGCCGTAACGAGCAATATTAACTGTGTCTTTTACTTCCTCATAATTAAAATCACGTAATTCATTATCAAAATATTTAACAATAGCAACCGTACATCTTGTATTAACTGAACTATCTGAATATGTAAAATGTGGATAAATCGTATTAGCTAAACTAAAGAGATAAGAAGCCGATTTCGGAGAGTCTTGGCTTAAGGCAATGCTACCCGCCGACCAATAACTCATAGCCCTGAAAACAGAACTTAATTGATTAATAACTGTATAAGCTTCTTTCGCTGAGTTAATACAAACATTACAAGAAAAACGAGGTTCCGTTGCACCTGTTCCCGTACCATCATCAATTAATTTGTTGCAATAAACCGATGAAGTATAAAAGCTATAGACGTCTAAATCAGCCGAATTAATAAGATCGCCTAATCCGTAGGCAGTTCCATCGGCTCTTGTGTTTGTGAGCAAATCGTATAAGATCCAAGCCGGATCACTCGTCACATATTTATCAGTTTTAAACGTACCGTTAAATGTTCCTGAATAACTTAAACTGCCTGATCCGTCATTCCTGACTGTCGCATTATGAGGTATTTTAATTTTCATGCCACGTACTTTAAACGTGACTTTTGGCAGGCTTGTAAACGTTTCTGCGTCTAATCTGATACCAACTAAAGCAGAGTGAGGATATGTATTTTGTTGATATTTAATAGGTATGTAATTGATCCATTGAAATTCAGTAAATAAACGAGGATCACTATCAGTATCTTCGCTAATCCTTGTGACCTTAATATCTGCTGTTGTGAATCCACTTGTTAAATTAATTAAATATTCACGTTGATATAAATCTGTCGTCATTCCTTTAATCGTTCCATCATCACCTGAAACCTTTGTTACATAATTTTCACTATCATGCTTAACCGCTATTTCTAATTTAATTTCTGCGCCTCGATAATCACCCTTATCAGTTATTGAATACAATCCAGGAACTGTAATAATTACTTTTACCGCGTTAACGTTTGTATCTGTAATTTGGATTACTCTTGTGTCATCCTCCGCTACCGTACTAAATCCAGTTGATTCAATATTGCTAGGAAATTCAGTAATCGGAATATAGGTTTGATTTGATGTGCCTTTCCTTTCTTCATAGGTGACGTTCTCGAAGTTTCGATCACCATTATCATTTTCTAAAGGTGTGTTATTAAAATAAATAGATTTTGCACCGTTAATTAATCCTCCAATTTCACCTTCACCTAAAAGATGTAAGCGATTAGAAAACTGTTTTGAATCAAGGGTATCTTTTGCCATAGTTAAACCTCTACTTGGTTGGTATCGACTGAACTACTAATTAAGACACTGCCGACCATTATTTCTTGACCGTATATCAGAGGAACGCAAACACCCGCACGGCTCGACTGTGTGAGCCCACTAAATGCAAAAGAATTTTTAGGATCAAGTTCGACATCCGGTATTTCCTCCGCAGGATTCAACATCTGATAAATTCCACCTAAGACAAGTGTTACGCCTAACTTTGCAGCAAAGCCACCTAACGCAGCATTACCAAGAAGACTACCCCCAAAACCTGCCCCAATTCCACCTGTTGCAAATATCAAAGCTGCTCCAAGAACAATACCGAACCATTTATTCCCACTACTACCTGCCACAATTGGCACAATACTAATTTCACTATTTCCCGTCGGTAAAGTTAATTCATCTTCTTTTAAATTCCAATCATCCGCAAATACATGATATTGATTGTTCGCTACATGAGCTGCAACCCCTTTGAAATTTGCAATTAAAAAACTCATTGCTTGACCAACTGAATTAACTTCAGCTTCAAATACTTCACCGCCGCAAAACTCAGCTAATTCGCCATATAACTTGATTTTAGATAAAGACAAATCGCAACCTCCGCTTTACTGATTTTAATAGAGATCCCGTCAACAAATCGCAACCACTCAATTTATTTTCTAAATGATGCAAGAGCTGATAGTCATCTGACATTAAAACGCCGACGTGATTAATAGTTTTTGACCCTAACGCCATTAATACAACATCATTTTTTCTTAATTCTTCTTTCTCTTTTAATTCTCTAAATCCATATTCTTTAAATTTCTTATCAAATATATTTAGTTTTTTAAATGCCGCCGGACTTGCTGGCCGTTCCCCATCCTTTAAATTTATGTTTAACTCTTGCTTGAAATAATCACGGACAACAGAATAACAGTCATTAATAGCCCAACAATATTGACGACCAATTAAAGGCTGTTTCCAATTA